CGAATAACATTGAATGACATTTTGTCATCAATCTTACGAGTCATACTCGGTGCTTTACTGGTAGACACCTGCTTTAATGTCTTCAGTGCATGCTTTGCTGGTTGTGGTCCATCAAATAGTCTATCGGATGGATGCTCAATATGAAGAATTGCTGCTTCGGAAAGGAATGATAAGAAACTTTGCATAGGGATCCTAATATAATGTTACCCCCTATTTATAATAATTGTACCCATTTGAAATTCAATTTAGTATCTTTGTATACTATAGATTCAATTCTAAACGGTGGAGTATAAATTAACATGTTCTCATCATCATAAACTGGAATCTTTTCAGTATTACTTTCTTTCGCTTTTCTACCGCCACGACGACATGTCAAGACCAACCAGTCTAGATTAATTTTTTGATATTTTTTCTCAAGATGGGATAAAAGTTCACGATCTCCGTAATGAAATGGTACGAACGATTCATCATATCCACCAGAATCTAAGAATAGTTTTCTCGGTATGAGAAATTGATTTAATGCCATATACGTGTTACCTCGACCTTGAAATTTGGCATTAAGTTCATACCAAGAATTAAGGTCGAGGGGATCTGTTTGCAATCTTTTCAGATGCGCTGGTTGTAATGTGTAGTCTATGTCTTGAAACAATAACCAATTAGATTGTGCTAATCTTGCGCCAAGATTGCGACAACCATGACTGTTGAACCCAATATCTTCAGTGACTTTATACAATGAAAAATTAATATTATCATTTAGTGTATGTTCTTTGAGAACATTTTCTGCAGGTTCTATCTGAGAACCATCATCAATCAATATAATATTTACTGGGGTGTTGTAGTTGTTCCATCTCTCAATCTGAGTTTCGAGATAGAATCTTTCATTGTAATACGTTTGAATAATTGTTATATTATTGCGCGACAATTCCCGCCATCTCCTCAGAGGCATCAACGACAGTCAAGTCAGTCGCAGGAAAGTCCACTGATTGTGTCAGGTGATACTGCATGTATTCATTATGTGTCATTGATTCGTCAACATACAGTTGCCATCCCGAGAGAGTTTCGTGGAGTTGCGGATAATGATTCTCAATCATGTGTCGCTTAGAATCCATTACCTTGCCAATCTCTGGTAGTGTTGGTTCGCAATCAAACCGAGCAATGATATATTCTTTACCGCCAGTTGCTCTCCACAGAGGCATGTCTTCAGTTCCTGCATTAGTCCACACCAATGTGGTTGCGACCAACTTCAAATTTAATTCTTGTGTTCCAGTTTCTTCAGTCATAATTTATCCTCAATTTAAAAATGGTGATGCCAGTAGGATTCGAACCTACGACCTAGAGCTTAGAAGGCTCTTGCTCTATCCAGCTGAGCTATGGCACCGATTACTATTCAACTATACTATACTTATTTAATTTTGTCAAGTGTTTTCTCGGAATCTATGTTTTTCAGGATAAACAAACCATCCTGTCGCAATATATTTTTTCCCGACCAGATCTGGATTTGCTCTATGAATGTGAGTATATGCAGCAGGCCAAATAACCAGCGTCCCCGCAGTAGGTGTGTATGATGTTTCCTGATGTTTAAATTCAGTTTTTCCACCCTCTTCGACATCATTCAAGTATAACATCCAAACTGCAAATCTTCCTGGAGATTGTGTTCCCGACCCCTGTTCATGGTGCCATTGATGAAATCCTCCCCCTGTATCAGACCGCTGGAATTTCCATCCTGGCGACAAGACTTCAAAAAATGATTTAGAGGATGCAGAATATGTAGTGTTATACTTGCGCCAACCACGGGCCAATGCTTCAACTATCTTATCCTCTATTGATTTCAACGAACCATATCTATTGGTAAATATATTCCAGTCGGTTCTAGAAGAATCATCAGACAAGATACAAGCATTCCCAGGATCTGGGCGCGAAATAATGTCATCGATTCTATCGCATGCTTCGGCGCATTCCTCGGCAGTCAATACGTTCGGATACAGTTCTATAAAATTAGAAGTCAAATTTAGACATCTCCCTCAAACGAGATCCAGTTGGAGTCCGCTCAAATACAGGAACAGCATCTTGTCCTGAATCGGTGATACCTTGTTGAGCAGATAACTCTAGATCATACAGTTTCATTTTACCACGGTCGATCCCAACCATGAACCGTTTATTTATAGCAGGATCATTATACCTATTCTTCAATTGCTTGACCATGAGTTGACCCATGTTCTCAAGTTCTTCAGTAGAGATGAGAGCAAACATCAAGTCAGCAGTTGCAGGCAAACCAAATGATTCCGAAGTATCAGTCAGGTCAACATCACTGTTCGCATATCCACCACGAGTAGTTTGGGTGGCAGAAACAACAGGTAAATCAAACTCAACTGCGAACCCGCGAAGTTCTTCAGCAATTGCCTTCACATATGTATAAGAGTTGACACCAGCACCTGCTTTGAACCGACTAGATGCACAGATGTTTAGATAATCGACAAAGATAATATCAGGTCTAAAGTTACGTTTGAGTTGTAGTTCGTTTAGCAATGCCTTGAAGTGACCGACATGCGCACTAGCAGTTGGATATTCCTTGATGATTAGTTTACCTTCAGTCTTTTTCTTAATCTTGTCAATACGATTATCGAACATGGACTTAGATAGATCTTTGAGATCCTGAATATTTACATTCATCAAGTTCGCATCGATACGTTCAGCGATACGTTCTTCTGCCATTTCCATGGTGATATACAGAACGTTCTTACCTTGACCCAAAGCACCTGCTGCCATGTGACACATGAACAAAGACTTACCGACACCAGTGCCAGCAAGCGCAATATTCAAAGTCTTATTTGGCAGACCACCATTGGTAATCTTGTTGAACATGTCAAGATCGAACGGTAACTTGTTCTCGACACGGTGATAGAAGTCATATCGCGATTCAGAATTGTCGAGGTAATCATGCCCGACGTTGTTGTCAAAACAAACACTCAATGCATCCTGGAGGATGGACGGAATACCATCTTGAGTATGTTGTTTATCATCACCGTCGATAATCTGAATAGATTTCATGATTGCATTGTAAACTGCTTTGTCCTTACAGAACTTCTCAGTTTCTTCGAGCAACCACTTCTCATTCACATCAAGAGAATCATCTAGATGTGTCAGTTTCTCATTGATATTTTTAAATTCATTTTCGTTGATGCCACGGTCATTCTGCACTGCGATTTCAATTGCTTCAACTGTTGGCAGTGAATTATACTTCTCGATAAACTCTCTAGCATAATTGAAAATCTTGCGTTCGGAAGTATCGTGGAAATATTCTGGTGTTATGAATGGAATTACCTTGCGAGCATAGTCTTCATCAGAAAACAACTTACTCAGGATAATCGTCTCGATCTTCTGCAATTTTTAAATCCTCTATCTCATCATATTCATTTGCAATTCTAATGCAACATGGTTCACAAACAAACATCTCATACTCGAGACCCTCTTCAATACCATGAAGGCACATGGCAGGGTCATTCTTTTTCAGAACGACCCCACATTGATCACATATCTTGATTTTCGTATTCTTCTGAAATATCTTCATCAGAAATGTCCACATTGTCACCCTCCATCATTTGTCCGTTGCCCATGCGATAACGATTTTCAATCCACTCGCCGAACGTTGGGTCGGTTAGAATTGGCATCCAGAATTCCTTAGTGTAAGTATCATTCAAGCGATACTTCTTTTCTTCACCAACTCGCTGGTACCAACCATTACTTGGTTTCACAACGTGACCAGATGCCAACGAAATATCCAACAGACCTGACCACTTACTGATACCACCCTCAAAGGTAACTTCAATCGGGATCTTTGACTTCTCGCGAACGTAACGGGACTTCTCGACATTGATAATAAAGTTGTAACCAACTACCTCAGTGCCAGACTTCTCTTGCTGACGACCGATGATAAAGATATTATCAGCAGAGTAATAGATACCAGTTCCACCCGACACGATTGCCTTGGGGAACATACCAATTTCCATGTAAGTGTGATTGACCACGACCATAGGAATATCCTTAATGGTAAGGTGTGGGGTGATCATACGGAACAGCGACTTCATCTGCTTAGCACGTGTCATGTCAGCAACCGACTTACCGTCAAGTGCATCGTCGACTTCCTTCTTAGAAGCAAGGTTACCAACAGAGTCAACAACAATCATGACATTGTCAGCACGTTCGAACTGATTAATTTGCTGCATGACATCATGCTTCAACTGTTCAATGTCAGTGATTGGTGTGTGAATAACCATGTCAGTATTAATACCGAAGTTCTCAAAGTATGACTGTGGTGCACCAAACTCCGAGTCATAGAACAGAATGACACCATCAGGATACTTGTTCTGGAAACTCTGGATCAACATCATAGCAAACGCTGTCTTAAAGTGCTTAGATGGACCAGCGAAGACAGTCAATCCTGGAGTCAAACCACCATCAAGTTTACCTGACAGGGCAACGTTCAAAGCAGGAACTGATGTTTGAATCAAATCCTTGGTACTGAATAACTTACTCTTAGAGAGAACATTAGTCTCCTTAATGGTGCTGTTCTTTTTAATTTTATCGATTAGTGCATTCATGTAAACATATCCTCTAACGTGGCAACTGGTTCTGTATTCCAACCAATGCCTTCTACAATTTGTTTTAATGGTTCAAGAAAACTCTTATTGAACATTGTATTATAATCTACATACCTATGTATGTCAAGCTCTTTTGGTATCTTACCAATAAAACCAATACAATTTTCGCGAATAGTATTTGGTTCCTTCAAGTATAGGAACTTAATCTTCTCGCCTTCTTGAATTGCTTCATACTTCATACTAAGATTGTGCTTCTCGAGCAGGTGATTATACATCAAAGCACCACGAACATGCATCGGTGTTCCTTTGCCATATATGTCTGCTCTTGATGTATACTTAGCAAGTCCATTGACACTTCGCGGGAAAGCAATATCTTCAGGTTCCATTTTATTAAACAACCCACGAGTATGTTCAATAAACTTCTGTAGAGTTGCTTCATCTGCAGTCAACGATAGTCTTACTGCTTCTTTGAGACTTTCACGAACAGGTGCTGGAGTCGAGGAACGAACGATTTCGAGACCCATGACTTTGAGTTTTGGATCTTTGTATCGGACACCTTCGTTATCGTATACATTGAGTGCATACCTTTTCTTCGCAACCCAGAGACCACGTTCCGCGATTGCCTCGCGTTTGAATATAATTTTCTTCTGAAATGCATTCGTGTAGTCCGCAAGTCCATCGCAACTTTGGTTGATTGCCTCTGTGATTTTCTCTTCGCAGATTTTATCGAGAACGTCAATGAGTTTATCGCGTGATAGATTGCCATAATACTTACGAACAAGAGGGTCCAAGGAAATATAACAAGAATCAGTATCACTGTAGAAAGAGTAGTTGTGTCCATTTGTTCCTACGACCTTATTGAGATAAACATCAAGTGCTGTGCCGACTTTCTGAATGATATACTGACCAGTCATAGTGATACCCTCGGCAATACGAGCATCATAGTAACGGAAATATTCATTTGCCAACGCACCGAACAGCGAGTTCAACTGAATCTTTCTTGCCATCTGGAAGTTGTTATACTTTGAGATGTCATTCTTCAGTTTAGGATTCTTAGTTTGCTCATATTCTTTCTGAGCGATGATCATCAGTTTCTTGTAACGTTGTCGGTCATCAAAGAACTTCTGAACAATCTCAGGAAACATGCCCATCTTTTTGCGAGTATAGCAATAACCATTGGCAGTCATGCAAACATCATCTTGTTTGAGATCCTCGAGGTTATAACTATGTCCGAGCAATCCTTTCACCGTTGTGTCTTTTACTATACCCTGAACGAAAGTCTCTGGCGATTGGTTATACTGCATGATGATTGATGGATACAGCGAGGTAGCATCAAAGGAAACAACCCAGTCATACCTTCCTGGTTTTGGTTCTTGCACATACGCACCTTCAATAGTCCTACCCCTGTTTTCTTTCTTCTGAGGGATCTGAATATTTTGATCATGTAAGTGATTGTAAATGATACAATCCCACGTGCGAACCTGTGAGAACACATCCGTATAATTACACTTAGCATCGTATGCCATCGTGAGCACAAGTTCAATCAGTTTCATTTTGCGCTCAAGTTCATCAACGATCTCAACGTCGATGATGTTATACTCTACGAACCGTGTCCAATCTTTTGTATAGAACTCGCGGAATGTCTCATACGGATGCTCAAGTTTCTTCTTACCAAGTTCTTCCTTGGCAATGTGATCCAACTTGTAACTCTCTTGACGGACGTACGTAAACTTCTTATAGAGATCGAGATAGTCGATAACTGCGACGCCAGTAATATCATATGAGATATGTTCGCGGCCCATGATTGTCAAATTCTTACGACGAACCAGACCCCATGGCGAAAACTTCTTGCGCATGGTTGTATCTTCTTCGGTGCAGAACAAGCGATCTATCCGAGAGATAAGATACGCAACGTCGAACAGTTCGCAGTTCCAACCTGTGATAATATCTGGATGATCATCAGAATAGAATCGTAGAAAAGTTTCTAGCAAGTCGCGTTCATCATCACATTTTACATAGAGAAACTTGTTGCCAGCATCCCTCAGGGTCTGAACAATCTCAGAGTTCTTGTCATCAAAATCACCACAACCGAATGTGGTAATCTGTCGAGTAATAAGATTCTTGACCGTGATCAAGAGAACACTTTCAATAGGATTGTTTACATCAGGAAACCCATGCTCTGCAGAGGTCTCGATATCGATAGTCTGAATATTGAGTTGAGATATATCCCACTGAATTTCTCCAGGATACTTCTTTGTGATGTATTGGTAACCATAGTTGGTCTGCCCAAAGATCTCAAAGTTGTCTACTTGACCATAGGTCTGAACAAACTGCTTGGCAGCATTGTTGTCTTCAAAGTCAATCGGTTGAAGATCTTCACCATACAGAGACTTGTACTTTGTTTCTTCACCACCCTTGGATTTTACGAACAGTGTGGGACTAAAGTCATCTCGTTTAGTGAAGCGAACACCATTATGGACTCCACGGACAAGAACCTTGGAACCATACTGGTGTGCGCATGTATAAAATTTCATGTAAATCCCTCATCATCAAATACTACTATACTATAAAACATAACAAAAGTAAAGG